CGTAGTATTGAGTATCTTGGAGCAAACCTAATGAGCAGACAGTCTGAACTAGCTGAACTAAGTAGGGTCTATGATAGTTCTGCGTTGTCTAATAGGAATGTTGTAATTAACGGTGGATTCCAAATTTTTCAAAGGGCTACCGCAGCAACAGCACAAACAGACGGTGCTTATAAAACTGCTGACAGATGGATTGGTTTTGTTTCTGGTGGTGGAGCATACACTACACAAAAATCAACAGGTCATTTAGCTGACACAGGTCATGACACTGCTTTAAAAATTGATGTTACAACAGCCGACACTTCTTTAGGTACTGCTGATTATTATAGTATTGTACAAAGAATAGAAGCTCAAAACTTACAGCATTTTCAATATGGAAAGGCTACTGCAAAAACTATTACTTTGTCTTTTTGGGTTCGTGCTACAAAAACAGGAACAAGTTGTGTTACAGTCGCAAAAAATGACAGCACTCAATACAACTACGTTGCAGAATATACTATTAATGCAAGCGATACTTGGGAACACAAGACAATAACTATTGAACCAAATAGTGATATAAAGTCTGCTTCTGGTGCTATAGTGAATGACAATGGTCGTGGTATGCAAGTTATCTTTATTCTTGGATACGGTTCAAATTATACTGGTGGCACAGCAAATGCTTGGAATGATTCAGCAGACTTTGCAACAACCAATCAAGTAAATCATATGGATAGTACATCTAATGATTTCTACATCACAGGAGTTCAACTCGAAGTAGGAGATTCAGCAACTCCGTTTGAGCATCGGTCCTATGGTCAGGAGCTTCAGCTTTGTCAAAGATATTATTGGAACAGTTATAACGGTGCGGCTATAGGTTCAAACACGGGAACGACTACAGCGATTGGAAAAAGTTACGCCACTGGAAACTATGGAACCATATCTCAAGGTATGTTTCCAGTAACTATGAGAGCGCAACCTACTATAGTCGCATATAACCCAATAACAGGATCATCAGGCAGTTTCAGAGGAGACTCTTCTGACTTTAATTCAGTTTCCATTACTTTTAGAAGTGTTAATCATTTTCAACTTAATTCAGGTAATCTAGCAGTAGGAGATAATGTTTATGTTTCTACTCACGTTACAGCAGATGCGGAGCTTTAAAAATGATTGAATCAGCACAGTATATTGAAGATAAGAATGGAAACCAAACAGGTATAAATGCTGTTTTTACTGGTGAAGGTAGATTAGATGTTCCATTAGACCCTGCCAACAGACATTACGCAGCAATCCTAGAATGGGTAGCTGAAGGTAACACAATACAGGAGGCTGACTAATGGGTGGTTACATAGGTTCTAGCGTTGGTAACTTAGCCAATGCTGCTGAACGCAAACAGACCTACAGCATCACAACAAACACAACCTCACTGACTGGCTTGGCTTACACACCAACGAAAGTTCATGTGTTTCACAATGGTGTCAGGCTAGTAGATGGAACAGACTACACAGCAACTAACGGAACTAGCATTACGCTAACCAACGCTGCACAAAACGGTGATGAAGTTGTAGTCATTAGCTATCCTAGTTTTCAGACTAGTGACACAGTAAGTGCAGCTAACGGTGGTACGTTTGCTGGAAATGTAGCTTTTTCAGGAACAACAACAGGACTAGATGTAAACGGCACAGACCTTATCCTAGATGCTGATGGTGACAGTAAGATTGAAGCAAGCACTGACGATACTATAACTGTTCATACTGCTGGATCTGAACGTATGCGTATCGACAGCAGCGGTAATGTTGGGATTAAAACAACTTCACCAGTTGCTCCTTTACACGTTGATTCTGACAATGGTTTTGGAAATATATTATTAAGTAGAGATGGTGGTGCTGGTGGACGTAGACCTTTTGGAATTGGTATTACTGGTTCTTCCGATGCCGATTTAACTATATCTGCTTCTGCCGATACTGACCAAGCTGGTGCATTTGACAGTGATAGACAAGAAATAGTACGATTCGCATCAGATGGTACTACATCTATAGGAACTTCTTTATCTTTTGGTGGTAAAGTAAATCTTCACGAGGGAGGTATTGGTGTAGGTGAAGCATCAAGCTCAGGTTCTTACAGAAGAATGTATTGGAATAACAGCAATAATGATTTAAGATTTTGGAATGGTAGTAACGAAGGCACTCTTAACTCTAGTGGGGCTTGGACAGACGCTTCAGATATAAGTCTTAAAAAAGATATAGCTGATATTGAATACGGAATTGATACCGTAAAATCTTTACAGCCTAGAAAATACAAAATGAAATCTGACGATAAAGATCAAGTTGGATTTATTGCACAAGAAATGGAATCTCATGTTCCAGAAATTGTTTCTGTAGGTGTAACCCCAGATGGAGATGAGCATAAGGGAATAGCTTACGGTCAACTTACTGCTGTTCTTACAAAGGCACTGCAAGAAGCGATAGCCAAGATTGAAACACTTGAAACTAAAGTAGCCGCATTGGAGGCTGAATAATGTCAGGATACATAGGCACAATCCCATCACCACAGACTACACAGGCTAGACACAGTTACACTGCTACAGCTTCTCAGACTACGTTCAATACGTCAGGCTACACTGCTGGGTTTGTCGATGTATATCTCAACGGTGTTAAGCTAGTAGACGGTACAGACTTTACAGCTACCAACGGATCAGACGTAGTTCTAACAACAGGAGCTTCAGTCTCTGACGTAGTAGACATATTAATCTTCACTTCTGTTGATCTAAGCACTGCTGTAGGTGGTGGCAGATACAAAGGTGAGCGAGGCACTAACGGTCCAGCGGCTGCTGCTGGTGACATCTTTAGAGTGCATGAGCAAGAGCTTAACACAAACACAACAATAGATAGTACAGAAAACGCACTATGCGCTGGCCCTCTTACAGTAGCTAGTGGCGTTACGCTGACTGTCTCTGGCAACTTAACGGTGGTATAGTATGGGAACACTAACGGTACAAACACTGCAAGCTCCTACAAGTGGGGCTAATGCAAACAAGGTTCTTATACCTAGTGGTCACACGCTCGATGCTAGTAACGGATTTATTTCACCTAATGGATATATTCTCCAAGTAAAACGGGGCTTTAACACTAATACTGTTACTGTTAATGCTTCAACAGGAACAGGTGCTTCAGTTACATTAAATAGATTAGATGCAAGTTCTAATTTTGTTATTATAGTTGCGGCTGCGGTTGTTAGACCTGCAACCTCTGGTTGGCACTCTATGGGTTATAATGTAAATGGTGGCACTGATGTTTTATATAATGTTAAAGATGACAATAGTTGGGCGACTCAAACTATAACTCTTGAAGAAACTAGTTTAACTGATGCAGTAGGTACTTCTTTAACTTTCAATGCAAGAAATCACACTTCGGTATCACAGAATGACCAATTTAAAAACTCTTCTATTTTAGTAATGGAGGTAGCAGCATGAGCATATTAAAAGTCGATACTCTCCAGCCAGCAACAGGAGCAAGGGTTTTATCTGCTGGTCATATTGTTCAAGTTGTACAAGGTTCAACAAACACTGTATATAATACTGCATCAACATCTTATGGTGACACTGGCCTCTCAGCAACAATTACACCAACGTCTACCTCAAGCAAAATACTAATATGTTTAGCTCAACATTATAGATTTGATAGGTATGGATTTAGTATAAAAGTTTTAAGAGGCTCTACTGATGTAAACTCACCAGCGGGTAGATATGCACAGTATAGCCAAGACGCAAACGATGACCTTAGAGGCTATCATAATTATATGCTTATAGATTCTCCTTCGACTACAAGCGCAACAACTTATAAAACTCAAGCAGCTTTATCTCAATCTAGTGGAGTTAACTTAGAGCTAAACGGAAACAGTTTTTATAGTTATCTAACTTTAATGGAGATAGCCCAATGAGTTCAGTATTAAAAGTAGATGCAATACAGAATACTAGTGGTACTTCTGGGTTGACTATAGACAGTAGTGGTAGAATTAGTAGAAGTGTTACGCCTTACATATATTTGCGTGGTACTGTTGCAGGGGAAGCAACTGCTCATGGTACTGCTGAAACTTATACTGATTGGGCAGTAGAAGGTTCTGCTTTAGGTGGTATGACATGGAATAGTAGCAATGGCAGAATAACTGTTCCAATAGACGGTATTTACGTAATAGCTGCTAAATTTTATTTTTGGATAAATAATGCTGCTGAACATGGTGTTCTGGCTCAAAAAAATGGTACGACTTTTCAAGAGTATTTTACTGACCTCGCTGATGTTGGTAATGGAGGTAGAACAGACCACACTGTTACCGTAAGTGAGGTCTTAAAATTAAATGCTAGTGATTACATTAGTTTTAGTTGTGTTGGAGATGTCTACGGTGGGTCTAATCACACAACTTGTCAAATGGTAATGGTAGGATAGATAAATGACAACAATAGCAACAGCACTACAAGAGTTGGGTATTACGGAGTGGGTTCTTCGTGGTGAACCAACAACAGAAGCAGAATTTAACGAGATGTTCACAAAGGTAACAGGCTCAGATGACAATGGTTCTGCAATAGAAAGCAGTAACCCTAGTGACTTTGGAGTTACATGGGCGCAAGCATCAGCCAAGAAAACTGAGCTAGTCAACGCCAAGCCAATGGCTGACCTTCGAGCAGAGCGTGACAGACGATTGGCTGAGACAGATTGGATGGCTAATTCAGACGTAACCATGTCATCAGCATGGACAACCTATCGTCAGGCGTTGAGAGATGTACCAGCGCAAGAAGGCGTCACTGGATTAGACGATGTTACTTGGCCTACTAAGCCATCATAAGGAGTAAAGCATGAGCAGAGCTAGAGACATAGCAAGCCTTGGTACTTCGTTTAGCGGAACAGAAAACAATGTTTCGTTGGGTGAAAATGCTTTAAATAGTGTAACAACAGGAAATAATAACGTAGCCTTAGGTGAGGACGCAGGAACAGCAATAACCTCAGGTAAAAAAGCTACTCTTATTGGTGCAGAAGCAGGTAAAGCATTAGTTGATGGAGATAACAATGTTGCTATTGGTTATCAAGCTTTGAAAGCAGATACTAATGGTGAAAAGTCTGTTGCAGTTGGTACGTTTGCACTTACTGCTCAAAACCAAAGTAGTTTAGCAGATACTCATAATACTGCTGTTGGTTACAGTGCAGGTACAGCAGTTACAACAGGTGATAAAAATACTGTAGTAGGAAGTTTAGCAGGGGATGCGCTTACTACTGGTATGAATAATACTGTTGTAGGATATAGTGCTTTAGGGTCAAACACCGCTTCTGGAGCGCATGTTGCTATAGGTTATCAAGCTCTTGAAACTATGAACAGTGCATCAAACACAAGTCAGTTTAATGTAGCTGTTGGAACGCAGGCAGGTAAATCAGTTACCACAGGTACTTATAACACATTTCTTGGGCCACAAGCAGGGTTTAATATGACCACTGGTAGTAAAAATACAATCGTTGGTCAGTTTGATGGTAATAATCATGGCTTAGACATCCGCACCGATAGCAATACTATTGTGTTATCTGATGGAGATGGTCACCCTAGAGGTTATGCGAATCAGAATGGCTATTGGAGATTTGTAGGTGAAAACGCTACCGCTGTAGGTGGTTCTACACACACTATTGCCCATGACAATAATGATACGGCTGCTACACGTATAGAAAATCAACACGGTTCTTTTGTTGATAGTGTGACTAAATTAAATGCACATCGTACTGCTAGTTCAAGTTATACTTTTCTTACTTGTCTTTCTGGTAATGCTTCAGATAACGAATTTATTTTACGAGGCGATGGCAATGCTTATGCTGATGGTTCATGGAACGGTGGCGGTGCTGACTATGCTGAATACTTTGAGTGGGCTGATGGCAACTCAAGTAACCAAGATAGAACAGGTTATACAGTCGTATTAGATAATGAAAAAATTAGACTAGCTACAAGTGATGATGCAGCAGCTAACATTATTGGAGCGGTATCTGTTAATCCTTCAGTTATTGGTGACAGTGATATTAACCAGTGGAAAGGTAAATATTTACTTGATGACTTTGGTGCTTACATTTTTGAAGACTATAATGTTGAAGATGATGATGGTAACACTGTAGTTCAACAAAGACGTAAACTAAATCCAGATTACGATGCAGATCAAGCATATGTTTCCAGAGAAGATCGTCAGGAGTGGGCAACCATTGGTATGATGGGTAAACTTCGTATTAGAAAAGGTCAACCGACAGGTGACAGGTGGATTAAGATGCGTGATATATCTGACACTGTAGAAGAATGGTTAGTTAGGTAAATCCTAAATGTCAACCCTAGAGCAAATCAGGATTGCTGCTGAAAGTGATCTTGTAACATTCATAAGGTTAGTAGCACCAGAGCAGGTACTAGGGCAAGCCCACGAAGATGTCTGCAACTGGTGGATAAGACCTGAAGCTAAGTCACACCAACTTCTACTCTTTCCTAGAGACCACGGTAAGTCAAGATTAATAGCGTTTAGAGTAGCTTGGGAGTTGACAAAGAACCCAACTTTACGTATACTATACATATCAGCTACAGCTAACCTTGCTGAGAAACAACTAGGTTTTATCAAAGGGATACTGACCTCAGACATATACAGAAGGTATTGGCCTGAACACGTAAACTTTGATGAAGGTAAACGAACACGATGGACTAACTCAGAGATTATGTTAGACCATCCATTAAGGAAGAAAGAAAATGTTAGAGACCCTTCGATCTTTACTGGTGGACTTACTACATCGCTTACAGGCTTACATTGTGACATTGCTGTCCTCGATGACTGCGTGGTGTATGAAAATGCTTACACAGGTGAAGGACGCAATAAAGTCAAAAGTCAATACTCTCTTCTCTCGTCTATTGAAGGTGCTGAAGCGAAAGAGTGGGTAGTAGGAACTAGGTATCACCCTGCTGACTTGTACAACGATCTACTGCAGATGACAGAAGATCAGTACGACAAAAATGGTGATAAGATAGGTGAGGATAGTATCTATGAGGTATTTGAGAAACCTGTAGAAGAACGTGGTGACGGAACAGGTGAGTTCCTCTGGCCTAGAACCCAACGCAAAGACGGTAAGTGGTTTGGGTTTGACATGAAGATACTAGCTAAGAAACGTGGTCAGTATCTAGACAAAGGACAGTTCAGAGCACAGTACTACAACGATCCTACTGACCCTGACAACGTACCTGTCTCACCAGATAAGTTTCAGTACTACGAAAGAAAACACGTAAGAGAGGACAACGGCTACCTGTTCTACAAAGATAGTAGACTAAACGTCTTTGCTGCTGTTGACTTCGCTTTTAGTTTAAACAAACGTGCTGACTATACAGCAATAGTTGTGATAGGTGTCGATGCAGAAAACAACGTCTACGTCTTGGACATCGACAGATTCAGGACTGACAGAATATCTGATTACTTCCAGAACATACTCCACATGTCAAACAAGTGGTCATTCAGAAAGCTCAGAGCAGAAACAACAGTCGCACAAATGGCAATCGTCAAGCAACTCAAAGAACTTATCAAGCAACACGGACTAGCTATAAGTATTGATGAGTACAGACCTAACAAAAACCAAGGTAACAAACAAGAACGTATAGCTTCGATACTTGAGCCACGCTATGATAACATGAGTATATGGCACTACAGAGGTGGTAATACTCAGTTACTAGAGGAAGAGTTGTCATCAAGAAACCCAGTTCACGATGACATAATTGATGCTTTAGCTTCTGTTGTTGATATGGCTGTCAAACCAGCCAGAGTAATACGTAGGAGTAGAGATAACGTGGTACAGTTTAATTCTAGATTCGGTGGAGTTTCCTTCTAATGGCTGGAACAACTTTAGACCTGCAGACTATGATTGATCCACACGGTCTTGCAGAAGATATTGCTGATCGTTGGACACAATGGAATAACGCAAAAAGAACAAAGACAGAAGAGTGGAAAGAGTTACGTAACTACATCTACGCTACTGATACTCGCACTACGTCCAACAGTAAGTTGCCTTGGACTAATAGTACGACTACCCCAAAGCTTACACAGATAGCTGACAATCTACACGCTAACTATTTCTCAGCGTTGTTTCCTCAGAAGCGTTGGTTTAGGTTTGAAGCTAACGATGCAGACTCAGACGTAAAGAGCAAGCGTGATGTTATCCAAGCCTACATGGAAAACAAGATACGTCAGTCTGACTTTGTAGAAACAACAAGCAAACTTATCAACGACTACAT